AAGGGTATATTTTAGCTCTCAGAGATGTTCTAGATACTAAAGTAGAGAAAGGAGCCGAAGATGGCTATTAAACCAGTAGGACACAGAGTTCTAGTAAAACCAGAATCTATTGAAGAACATGATGATGTCTACAAAGCAGCTCGTAGAGCTGGTATTGAGATTGTAGAACAAGACAGACGTAAGCAGGAAACTGCTATTGATCGTGGAGTAGTTCTAGCAATTGGAGACACAGCCTTTAAAGATTTCGGTGGAGAACCTTGGTGCAAAGTAGGAGACGTTGTTGCCTACGCACGTTTTGGTGGTAAATTCATCAAAGATCCTGAGGATGAAGAAGAGAACAAGTATTTGATCTTGAACGACGAAGATGTAATCGCTGTCGTTACGAAAGGGAAGACCCAATGACTGAAGAAGTAAAAGACCAAGTAGTACCAGATCCTGCTCCAGAGCAGACACCTGCTCCTAGTGAGATAGAACAACGTGCTATGGATATGGGGTGGAGACCCCGTGAAGAGTTTGATGGTACAGACGATGATTTCATTGATGCCAAAGAATTCGTTCGCCGACAACCTCTCTTTGATAAAATAGATCATTTAAGTAGACAACATAAAGCCACAGTACAAGCTCTTAATGATCTTAAAACTCATTATACAAAAGTCAAAGAAACAGAATACAATCGTGCATTAGCCGATCTAAAAAAGGAACGTAAAGAAGCATTACGCGAGGGTGATGCAGATCGTTTCGAAGAATTAGATGATGAAATTGATCGGATTGAAGAAGCAGCAAAGGAAATCAAAACTGTTGCTGAATCTCGTCCAGAACCAGTGACACATCCAGAATTCGTAGCATGGTTATCACGAAATCCTTGGTATAACACGACTGCACATATGCGGGTGTTTGCCGATGATGTTGGAACAAAACTAGCTGCTACTGGTCTCGAACCAGCAGAAGTTTTGAAGAGAGTTGAAAAAGCAGTTCGGGAAGAGTTTCCCAATAAGTTCCGTAATCCCAATAAGGATACTGCTCCTGCAGTAGAGTCTAGTGGGAATAAAGGCACTAAATCTGGCAAAGGGTTCTCCGAAGCTGATTTAGATGACCGGGAACGTAAAGTCATGACTAGTCTGGTACGCCAGAAGATTATGACTAAAGAAGAGTACCTCGCAGATCTGAAGAAGATTAAAGGAGCATAAGCTATGACTAGAGAGCTTAAAACTAAAAGCCCAAGTGGGCGTCCACAACGCACTCCTATTGGACGGCGTAATCGTTTATCAGTGTCAAACCAAGACCCTAATTATCATTATCGTATTGTAAATGACATCGATGACCGTGTGTATCTAATGCAGCAAAATGGTTGGGAAATTGTACCTGCGGATCAAGCCAGAGTTGGTGATAGCAGAGTAGAAGCCTCCTCAGCCCTTGGCTCTAAATCTTATATTTCAGTGGGTGGTGGTACTAAAGCAACTGTCATGCGTATTCCAAAGGAATACTATGAAGAGGATCAACGTGCTAAACAAGCTGAAGTGGATGCATTAGAACAGACTATGAAGGATGATGCCCGTAAAGCTGCCGATTATGGTAAGCTAGAGATTTCATAATCTAATGTATGGGCATAAACTCCTTATATTTATTTTAACAAACGAAAGGATGGTTTATGGCCAACACTTCACGTATTAGCGGATTTAAACCCGTTAAACATCTGAATGGCTCGCCCTATACAGGACAAGCCAATCTGTACTACGTAGCATCCGCCGCTGACGAGATTCTCGTCGGTGACGTGATTAAACTAGGTGGTACTGCAGATGCCAACGGTATTCCTACTGCCGATTTATGCGGTGCGTCGGATGTACCTATTGGTATTTGCGTAGGGATTGTTAATCCCAAACTAGATCCTGCTGGCAAGATGACAACTGGCTCTATTACCCTAGATCTTCCCGCTGTAACACAAATCGCGGCTTCAGGTGCTGGATACATTCTAGTAGCTGATAACCCTGGTCTGGTTATGGAAGTGGAAGCTTCAAACGGTACACCAGCCGTTACTGATGTTGGTCTGAATGCAAGCCATGCAAATGGTTCGCGTACCAGCTCAACTCACACATCACCAGCTTATCTAGACTTTGGCACGGAAGCCACAACTTCCACTCTGAATTTCCAAATTCTAGGTTTTGTTCAACGTGTTGACAATGAAGTTGGCGCTTCAGCCAAGCTTCATGTACGTTTCAACGTACACCAGTTCAACGGCGTTGGCACAACTGGTATTTAATAGAGGAGATATAACATGAGTGGAATTTTAACTACTTCTAGTTTTGCCAAGGCACTGTTCCCCGGTGTCAATAAATGGTACGGAGAAGCCTATAACGAATTCGCCGTGGAGTACGATAAACTTTTTGATAAGTTTACGACACGCCGCGCGTGGGAAGAGGACGTAGGTACTTCTGGGTTTGGTCTAGCGGTTGCTAAGGCTGAAGGTGCTGGTGTTACCTATGACACAAGCCGGCAAGGATTCACAAGCCGTTACAACCCTGTTGTGTACGCGCTTGGTTTCATTGTAACCCGTGAAGCTTTTGATGACGACATGTATGATGTCGTTGGTCGTCAAAAGGCCCGTGCTCTTGCTATGTCAATGCGCCAAACAAAGGAAATCGTTGCAGCGAACGTTTATAACCGTGCGTTCAATACTTCCTATGTTGGTGGTGACTCAGCAACTCTAATTGCCTCAGCAGGCGGTGGTGGATCAACAAGCCATCCTAACGTAGCTGGCGGCACGTGGACTAACGGCCCGTCAGTAGCGGCCGATATCAGCGAAGCTGCTCTTGAGCAAGCTGTAATTGATATCGAAAGCTTTACTAACGACCGTGGTCTAAAGATCAAGGTTATGCCCAAGCGACTGATTATTCCTAAGGAATTAAAGTTCGAAGTCAAGCGTATCCTTGACACTGACCTACGTGTAGGTACAGCCAACAATGATACCAACGTCCTTAAGGACATGGGTCTGTTCCGTGATGTGGTTGTAAACCATTATCTAACAGACACAGACGCTTGGTTCATTCGTACAGACGTACAGGACGGAATGAAGTATTTCGAGCGTGATGGTGACGAGTTCACCACAGACGACGACTTCGATACCGAGAACGCCAAGTTCAAGGCCCGTGCTCGTTACGCTGTGGGTTGGACAGATGCACGTGGTATCTGGGGTTCACCCGGAGCTTAATAACCTTTTGGGAGGGTGGTTCCCTCCCCTAATTCTTAACTTAAAATTGTTGGAGGATTTTAATTATGGCTACTAATGGTGTGGGATTCTCAGAATCCCTTGTTCATGCCCCACAGGTAAGAACAGCTAAATATGCGTACCGCACAGGTACTGGAATGATGCCTTCAGCCGAATGGCTGGTTGTTCATGATGACTTCACTAGATCAGTCACTACAAACTTACCAGTAGGCTGGACTGCTGCTATTATCGATACCGGAGCTACGCTAGTTGCAGATACGACAGCTACTCACGGCACTGGTGTCCTGTTATTTGATTCAGACGGTGCTACAGAAGGCACGGCCGTTTATGGTACAAAGACAATCCAACTAACTTCTGGAAAGAAGTTCTGGATGGAAATGCGCTTTAAGACAGAAATTGCTGACGACAGTGATGTCCAGTTTGGTCTTACTGCCGTAACTGCTACCTCAAACCCAGAAGATCTTTGGACTACGACAGCTACTGATCTAGTTGCTTTCGGCGTACTAGATGGCGATGCTACAGTCACAATGCTGGCTGACAAGTCAAACAGTGGTTCTACCGCTGAACTAGGAACAATTGATCTAGTAAGTGCTACATGGCATACACTAGCAATTGGTTACGATGGCGTGAAACTACGTGGATACGTGGATGGTGAGCTTGCTCTAACATGGGCTCAAGCTGCTGCAACAATTCCCACAGGAGTTGCCCTAGCGCCTTTCTTCGGCTTCCGTAATGGTTCTGCTGCTACTACAGAAGGACATATTGACTATATTCGGTATGCTCTAGAGCGTTAATCATGTCAAATGTGACTCGTACTTCTCCAAAGACTACGGTACATACTAATGTATTCGTAAATCCTTCTGCGTCAGGAGATAACCAAATAGTTGCCGCAGCAACTGGAGCTAAGTATCGGGTACTCAGTGTAGCAGTAGTAACTACAGCCGCTAATAGCGTCAAGTTTAGATCAGCTACTACAGACATCTCAGCTACATTTCCACTGGCAGCGAATGGGGGCTTTGTGCTCCCATTCAATGAACATGGTTGGTTTGAGACTGCTTCTGGAGAAGCATTACAAGTAAACTTATCAGCAGCTACAGCTACTGGAGTACAGATACAATACATTAAATTACAAGCATAATTTTATGCCAAATAAAAGTATTACAGCGTTGCCTGATCTTCCGTCTGATTTAGCGGATGAGGCGTATTTTATAGTATTTCAGGGGGGTGCTACCTATAAGGTAGCTTTCTCGGATTTCCCAGTACAGGATTCTGTACATCCTGAAATCACTTCTGCAATCACTCCTGTCTTAGACAGAAGCACACATATAGGACAAGACACTATGCGCGTTGTTCAAGTTAGTTCTAATTATACGCTAACTAACGCTGACCTAAGAGACCCAACGATTGTATTAGCTAACTCAGCTACCCCAATCAATATCACTTATCCAGCAAATAGTAGCGTCTCCGTCAGAGCTGG